CCCCCCCTATCGGTTAAACTATTTGGTACGATCCCTAAAATCCTCTTTTGTTACTTTGATGTAAATTCCTAAAATGTTATGCTTTAAGATTTCATCAATAGCAGCGTTGATCGCTAAACGCTCGTCTGAATCGGATAAATCATCTGAAAGATTAGCGATTCTTGCTAAGTAACTTGAAGTAAAGTACCCATTTAAAAGATCATGGGCAAACCATTCGTCATACTGGGTATGAGGATTGAATGGATTGTCAACTGTTGTTAACATGTAAACAGTTACATCATCAGACTCTAACTCATTGAGACTATTGACTTGTACTTCTTCTATTTGTTCTGTCATACGCAGTCTCCTTTGTTAGTCTTCTAAGGCATTGGATAATGTACTAACTGACACTCCTAGAGCCTTAGCAATCTCGCCTCTTGTATAGCCAGCACTTAGCATAGTGCGGGCTCTTACTACTTTAGCAGAGGACATGCCTTTACTAGAACGAGGTAGGGCGCGTTCTTTTAGGGCTGTTGTATCTGTGTTGTCTAAGATTTTCTTAAGACGGGAGGGTGAAATAGCACCGGCCTGAATTGCTTGCCACTCCCTATCGGTTATCTGTATAGGAACTTTCTTAGCACCAACTCTAGCACGGGCTTCTTCTAAGGCCTGCCCTTTAATTTTCTTAAGGGTATCTGCATCCATGTCGGGGTTGGACTTCCTTTTAGCAGCTACTACTTTATTAGCAAGGAGTTGTGCTTGTCTTTCGAGGGGCTTGTTTCTTATAGCAATGGACAGCTTAGATGTTAAGCTACTAACTTGATCCTTAAAAGTTTTCTTAGCTGATGATGAGTAAGGAATGTCCTTAGTTTTAAGTGACTGTAGTCTAGCAGTATTAGCTAGATTCTTTAATTGATTAGCATGATTAGCATAGATCCGTTCCATTACAGTACCAGATGACAACTTATGTGCATCAGTTACTTCTGCCATACGTGAAGACTTAGTTAACCTAGGCACTGTCTTACCTTGCCTATTGACATAAGTCTCGCCTGTCTCTTCATACAACTTTCTTCCTGTCTTAGGATCTATGTATACCCGCTTTGTTTTACCAGTCTTAGGATCTGTAACATACTGGCCTTCTTTTCTAAAGGGGATTCTTATAGTAGCCTTAGCCCTAGAGATTAGCGTTGATGCACCAGCAGTGGTCTTACCTTGATACTTTTCTTTTAACTGGCCTATACCATTATCTTGATAGGATAATCTCCAATTTAAATTGTGTTTCTCAGCATCAATTACAACCATTGAATGCTTTACAGCTCTAGCTATTTCGCCATGACTAGCACCCTTGATAGTCATATCAGTAATTAAATTGGACACGTCTCCCATCTTTAGTTGTTTAAGATCATTACTCATCTTCTTCATACCTGGGTGTCCTGGGTATGAAGTTTGAGGATCAAAGCCTTTTAATTCTTTTAAAGCAGGGGCAGTTCTAATAAGACGATTCTTATTAGGAATAACAATTACTGTATCTCCATCGAAGTCCGCACCGGATAATCTAGCAGCAACTTTGGGATTAATACCAACAGCATCTTTAGCTGACCCAATTAAAGATTTGGCTTCAGCGTTTCGATTGTTTACTATAAGCTCTGGTATCTCAAAGATTCCACCATGAGGATGCCTGATAAGAACGACATTCTCTCCATTATCATAATTTGGTGCATAAACTTCGCCCTCTTTTATAGATCTAAAAGGCAGTAACACCTGTGATGCTTGACGAGGTAGAGCAGCAGCTTTAAGATGAACGGCTGCTGCGTCTGCCTCATCTGCGAAGGTTGTTAGTAGTTTTCTTTGAATTGTTGGATTAGTCAAAGACATTATCTCATCGAATTCTTCTTTCTTTAAATTAAAAGCCAATGCTAATTGTTTTTGAGCAAGAGCAGGAGTTTGTTTAGATAGAATTTGAGAAGATAAATTTCTAGACCAATCATCCCAAGCACCTTCTTCTCCAGCACCTTCTTTAGCACCAACAATATTTAAAGCTGATAAACGTTCTTTACCATTAGCATCAATATAAAATCTTTGTCTAATTGTTGATCCAAACGGATTATCTGGATCAGCTTCCATTTTTTTATAAACTTCATCAATGGGCGTACCTGATTTTTTATTAGTGTTATAAGCTATATCAAAACCATCAGGAATATCTTTCGAATACATGGCCATGCCTTTCATGTAAAGTTTACCATCAACTGCTACACGAACTTGAGCATAAGACGAATCGCCTAAAGATATATCATCAACACCAGGACGAAGTTCTATAACACCATCTTTAGCAGAACCACCTTCATCTCCATAGCGAATAAATATTCTATCACTACTTATAGATGTTGGAGTATGTATTCCTAAAAATGTTCGACCACCATCCACAGAGTAATCATCTACTAGTGCTATTTGATCTTTATTTCTAGCAAGTTCGCTATATTGCTCTGATCTGGTTTGGCCTTCTGAAAGAGGCGGAGCTAATACTTTTATAGATGTATATTTATCAGTACCAAGTTGTTTAACTTGAACATAATATACTTCATAACCTTCATCTTCCAATTTTCTAACAGCCGTGTTTAACTTTGTTCTACTGATACCTAAGTGCTGCTCTACACCAGCACCAACGTCAATATATGTTTTCTTACCAACAGCATCAGCTAACACGTTGGCTGTTGTTTCGGTTATTTTTGCTTTTTCTGCTAAAGATTCATTAAGCAAGGAACGGATAGAAGATTCATTTTTTCCCATTCTTCTACCAATAGCACTATCAGAATATCCCTTTTCTTTTAGACGCAACGCCATAGCACGATCAGCAGCTCTTCGTTCTGCTTTAGCTAAAGACTTTCTTTCGCGAAGTTCTTTAGTTGACATTCCTAAACCACGAGCTATTTCTACTTCGTTTAAGCCTTGCTTTTTCAATTGGTCAACAGCACCAAGAAGATCGGAACCTCTTTGATATGGATCTTCTCCGGAACCCCAAGGATAGCGACCCGAACGGCGTTTAATTCCATAATGCTTGATTACTTTTTTCACTGCCATGGATCTTCCTCCTCAAGTTTAAGTTCTTCTATCTTTCTGTCAAATATGATTATCTTTTCCATTATTCGTCTAACAACACGAGGTTCTGGTTGATGAATCACAATCTTGCTAGATTGATAAACTCTTAATTCCATATCAATCTGATTAGGTTTGTAATCATATTCTAAACAGAATAAAGCAGCATAAATTTCTAATTGAGTCATGGTTACACGAGTATAACCAGTTTTTAGATCATGAACTCGCAACATGTTATTTCTAAAAGAAATAGCATCAGCTGTTCCATAACAATTATAGGAATAAAATAACACCTGTTCTGGCGCCATTCTAAAACCTATAGCATCATTAACGTACTGATTTAAAGACTTCTTATTAGCTGGTAGCTTTATTCCAAGATCTATACATTGACGAGCGAAATCGTGTAATTCGGTTCCTCTTTTAGCTGCTTGAGATTTAACGTAAACGCTTCTTAATTTTTCAAAGTCATAGTTTACCCAATGAGGACTACTAGCAGAAAGAAAAGCATGTCTACCGGCGACATCGTAGTGCGCGTTGAAGTCCATGTAACACTTCTCCTTTGTTCTCAGGATATATAAAGGACCCAAATGCACCCATTTGATTCGCAAGGTTAACGTAGTACTCTTGATTGGGACGATGCGGAGCATCTTTACTATCTTTGCATTCTAATACTGCCCATTTTGGTCCATACAAAATTAATAAATCAGGAAATCCTTGCAAATAATTCGGATCATTTTTAAGGATTACAGCTCCTTCAAACATTTCTCCTAATTCTTTTATAAGTTTTGCTTGGAATTTGCTTTCAGAGGCCATTTTTTAAAGCTCCTTTCCAAAAAAAGAGAGTAAGTAAAAACTCACTCTCCTTCTATTATAGCATCTGTTTTCAATGCGAGTGCAAAAGTTCTCTCATTGAATTTCTTTTTATTCTTTAGAGCTTTAGCTATTGCTCTATCGATCACCGAAGTTGAGAGAATATGATAATAGTACAAAGTAGCAAACGGCGTATTAAGTCTGTCTATTCTTCCAGCAGCTTGCGTCATCATTCTATAAGAATAATTTTGAGAATAGAAAACAATAACGTTTGTTTCTGTACAATTCCATCCTTCTCCACCAGAAATATATTGTACAAGATAAACCCATTTCTCCCCCTCAGGAATGGGCTCATGCTTGTGTCCATTATATTCAGCGACTTGAACGTAGGGTTTGTCTTGGAACTTCCTAAGTATATCCAATTCGTAATTGAAATTATAAAAGATAATAAGCTTTCTATGCTTCTCTAAGAGTTCTTCTAAAATTACAAATCTACTAGGATCAGCATTCACAACTTTTCGCATAGTGAATAGCAACTCAGTAATATCTTTTATTGGTTTATCTGTAAATGGATTCCAACGTTTAACTGAAATCGTTTTAAATTTTTCTTTATCAAAGTCCGCATATAGATCTTTTCGTTTAATAGTTGTTGGACGAACATAATCCATAGTAACTGTTATGTTTCGTTTTAACCTTTCTAATCTTCCAGTTTCAACATATCTGTCAATTTTAGGAAACTTGGTAAAACTATTATAAACGACGTGTCTTCTGATAAATTCTGTTCGATTCTTATAAAAGCGATTTGCAATAAATACTGGAACGTAATCCATCCAGCTATCACCAGGAGTAGCAGTAAGAAGTATCCAAGGATTTCTCTTCGATATTGCGAGAAAAGACTTAACCCAAACTCCGGATCCGACAAGTCTTTGTTCGTCGAAGATAAAGAATGCATCTTTCACCTCAGTATACTTTTTAATATTATTCCAAGAATCAACCGTTACCTGAACACCGTTTATGCTTGAGTCCCTATCTTTTGATAATGCAAATATCGCACATTCCCGATCCCAATCTAAGCTATCACGCTTTTTAGCTGTGGTTATAATATATAGATCTTTTGGATCTTTCATTTTTTCTTTTACAGATCTATCAAATTTACCACCACATTCTTTGGTATAGTAGTACAATATTGCAGTTAGAGATTTACCAGAACCGACCCCACCACAAAGGATGGAGCCGGTTTTTAACTGGTTTACTGCAGCTTTTTGATGTTCAAAGAGATCAATCTTCTTCGAAGACCGGATCATCAGGAGAGGACATCGCACTATCGGGAACGTTGCGATACTTGTCAGCAAATTCATCTTCGGTGATTGTGACATACATAGTTTTCAAATATGCCTTAACACCTTTCTTTTTGTTGACTTCCCAGTTGTACGGACGGATAATCAGATCCACATTCTCAATATCTGCCCAATCCAAGATGTTGACCGTGTCTTCATCGAGAATTGTTTTCCCTATGCTATTGATCAGTATTACTTTTGGAGCATAGTTAGCATATGACACTGAGACTTGTAAGTACGCTTGTGGCGCATCGCCGGGATCCTTCGGAGTTAAATGTTTGATATTCCATCCATCTTTAGCAAATAAATCCGCATCCGCATCCTCCAGAAAGACACAGAAATTTCGTTGTCCTGCTGGATTAAACTGTCCTTCTTTACCTGTGAAGTTTCGAAAACCAATACGTGCGTTTTCTATTGTGATGTTGC